GGCCACTGTTCCAGCAGAATATGGGTTATCTCTTGTTCCTTCTCCGCCTTTGCCAATGTCAAACTTTTGGCCGTCGACATATATAGCAACGTTTCCGCCAACAGTTATGCTTGAAACTTTGCCTAGATTATTTTGTAATCCGTCTGTAAGTGCTTTTGCTAAATCAAGACCCTTAAGTCCATCTAGTTTAATCCCTGCAGTCTCTGCAGCCTTTGCAACAGCAGAAAGCATTTTTTGTGATTGCTCACCTGCTTTCCACTGTGCTCTTTCTTGTGCTGGCTGCTTTAATAATTCAATCTCCCAATTTAGCATTGCAGTGTTTACTTCATCTATTGCAGATTCTTGATCTGCAATTGATTTTGTAAGGTCGCCTAACTTTTCTCCTGCAAGGGCAGCATTGTCTGACATCTTTTGCTGCTTCTTTTGCATTGCTTCAATTTGTTTTAATAATGGAGCATTCTTAGCATCTCTTGCATTTTCTTCTGCCTTAACTTGTGAGTTAAACTGCTGTTGAGATAAAAGGCCTTCCATGTCAAGACTTGCTTGCTGCATACCTGCTGTATTTCCTGTTGCCATTGCAGCATCATACTCAGCCTGCTTTTTAGCAATTTCTCTTGCTATGTCGCCTTCTTCTTTTGCAGCATTTAATGCCTTTATTCTAGCGTCTGCAAGTTTATTGTTAAGATCAATTTGTTTTTGAAGAGCAGACATTTTTTCTCTATCAGAGATTTGATCCGCAACCCTTTGTCCCTTTACTGCTATTTCATAAGCCTTTTGACGCTCTTTATCTTTATCTAGCTTGGCGTACTGCTTTTCTAAAGCACCGCCCTTGGCCCTATTAGCAGTCTCTATTGCTTTTCCTAGTGTGATCTGTAGATTATAAAGATCATTTGTTTGAGCAGCAGTTAATGCTTTTAGGTCTCCTGTGTAGCCCTTTACTTGAATTCTTGTTTTTTGCCATAGGGACAATCCTGTATCTTGTTCGTTAACTATTTGCCTTATAGCTGGGTCTACTTTAGCCAACTCGTCTACAACCTCTTTGGTTAATACAGCCTGTGACTTAACCCCTTTATTAATTGCTTCTATTGCGGAAAGTTCTGCGTCATACCTAATTTGCTTTTCATCTCCAGTAGAAAAATATTTTCCCTCTTTGGCGTATAGGGCTCTCTGCTTTTTAATTTCATCTGCAGCTCTTTTTTCTACATCGGTTGATATGGCCATCATTGTGGTATTTAATTGATTTGCTTGTTCTGTTGGGTCACGATCAGTCAACATTGCTTTATTTAAACTTTTTACTGCAGAAATTGCAGCTGTAGCAGAATCTTTAATTGCATTAAAGTCATCTGAGTTTACTGTGTATTTAGAAGCACTGGATGCAAACTTAGACGCAGCATACATTGCATATATCTTCTTACTTGCTTCTTCAGCAGAAAGGCCCATTGCAATTAGTTGCTGTTTTAATCTTACTGCAAGAGCAGACTGTTCATCTACACTTGTTTTATTAATTAATAGTACTTGATCAGAATAATTATCCTTAACTTCTTTTTTAAGCTTCTTATATTCCTCAATAGTAATATTAAGAGGAGTTCCTGACCCCTTCATGCTTTCATATAAAAGAGTGTTTCTTTCTTTTAGAGCCTTTACATTATCAATTGCTTCTTTAATCTTATCGTTAAAATTAGTAAACTTAAGTCCTGCTTTTTGTGCAGCTTCTGCGGTCATTCCATAGCCAAGTGCATTTAATCGCATGCTTTCTTGATGCTCTCTATATTTTTTAATTGCAAATCCTATTGCTAAGGTTGCTGCACCAACTCCAAGGTTTAATCTCGTTACTGCCTTTAGAGCAAATCCGCCAAATTTTGCAAATTTATTTGTGCTTGCAGAAAGAGCTTCTAGTTTAGTTCCATAGTTTGTTAAAACTCTTAGATCTTTTCCATTAACAGAAATACCCTCAACTGCTTTAGTTGCACCTATAGGTGCTTTAAGTATTCCCTTTTGAGTTATTGGAGTCTTTGCACCGCCTCCCGTTGTTCCCATTCCAAGCATGGATCCAAGCATCATTCCAACCATATCTCCGCCAGGAATTCCAGTTGATTTTCCTAATGCTTGACCGCCATATGCTCCAAGCATTTGCATCAACATCATTTTAATAAGTCCACCAGCATTATATCCTTGAGCCATTGAAGATTTATTTGGAATTATGCCGCCAGAATTTCTTGGAACAAATAGCTCTGGCCCCTTTTCTCCAACAACATAGGGCTGCCCAGCATTAACTGGTCCACCCATTTCTCTTTTTTCTAATCCAAATATAACTTGCTTTAAAGATTCTGTAAGCGGGGTATCTTTTTTAGATTCCCAATTTAAAAATTTCTTTCGCAATATGTCTTTATCAATAGGGGATAGCTGCGTTAGTACGGCTCTGTCTCCTATCATATCGGATGCGGCAGACCTAATAACAGAGTCTAGTACGTCTGGCTCAAGTGCATTCTTTAAAGATCCTTGTGCATCTTTAACGTAACCATAAGGCTTTTCTTTTGCTAACGCTGCGGCAAACTTATCATAGAATAATTTTTGAGTATGTTTTCTTAAACCAGTATTTGCAAATAGCGTCTCAGCCATTTGAATTGATAATGAGTTTACACCCCATGGTGCTGACTCGTACATGCTTGGCTTAGGTGCTCCTGTAGGACCAAACCCTGCACCTATTCTATGCATAGCCTTGCCTTTTAGAATATTTCCAATCAATCCACCTGCCATAAAACCATTTTCTTCCGTCTTAAATGCATTGTCTGAAAGGCTTGCCGAGTGTCCTTTTTGTCTACGCTTTAATTCATCTGCTGCAATCATTTTTGCAATTGCTGCTGGGGTCATTGTCTTTTCTGGTGCCATCTTTAGTGATGAATGTATTCCGTGTAAATCTCTATACGACTGTTTTCTTGCGTCTGAAAGTCTCTGTATCATTGCATTGTAAATAACTTTTTCTTCAGAATTTAAATCAAATCTACCTATTGTTTGTTTTAATTTTGGAAGAGCAGATTCAATTTCTTGTAACATTCTTTCATTGTATTGATCTGCTGTCATTCCATTTGGAATATCCGATGTTGCTTCGGCAAAGAACTTCTTTGCACCACTGCCCTTTACTCCCATCAAGTTAACCATTGCCTGATGTTTAAATGAAGGCATAGTTGCAGAGTAATCTCTTTGCCCAGATGCAGTTGCAAATACTCCTGCTGGGCCTACGTCAGCAAGAATGTTTCCTGAAAGATTTCCTCTACCTAAATCTTTATCTCCACGCAATGCAGAGGCTACAAGTTGTCTAAAATATTGATCTGTTGTAAATTTACCATCTTGATTTCCTATAGCAGGGTTATACTTAGACTCCAAAGCCAGTAGCGTTCTAGCTCCTTTTGGATCTGTGGGGTCTCTCATTACAACAATTTTTTGATTAGGTGTTTGTAGCCCATGTACTTCACGAGCAATCTCTGTTGCCCTTAATTCAGCAAGTGCTGCTTTTTCATCTAATACAGGTTTAACAAAAACTTTTTCTCCATTTTTACCATATACGCCACCAATGCCAGCTACTGGGAAGCTTCTTCCAGATGTAGGCTCTAGGAGTCCATCATAATCAGTTACTGGTGTTTTGTTAAATCTAGAGTCCTTGACTGCTTGACTTGCTTTTTCCATAGCAGCCTTTGCTGCTCTTTGTGCTTCAACTTGTTTAATAGTTTTAGGCATACCAAGGAACAGTGGCTTACCTCCGCCAAATAATCTTTGTGCAAACTTTCCAGGAATTTCTCCTCCTTTATTTCTTGTCAAAGATTTCTTAGTTAATGTTGCTTCTGCAAAAGCAAGAATTGACCTTAGACCAGGGGTCATAAGTCCGCTTTCAATTTGATTTACTGATGCAAGAAGTTTTTCTACGCTAGGGTATCCTGTTATTTGTAATAATTTTTTAAGTCTAAGATCTGCTTCTGCTTGAGTTTTTGGATATGTGTCTGGCATTAAATTTTCTTTATTAAATCTTAAAAGCTTTCTTTCCATATTTACTGTAAAAAGGTTAGAAGCTCTATTTCCAGCTACTGCTTGATATAAATTAAAATCAGCATTTTGTTTCCATGCTTCGTATGGAAGTACATGTTCTGATGTAATTCCCTGGTCTTTGCCAAAACTTTTTTTAATTCTTTGAAGATGTAATTTGTCATAATTTAAGTCTCCCATAACTGACATAACCTCTAGTGCAGACTTTGACCCCTCATCTCCAGAAAGAGGTGATCTTCTAGGATTGCTAACTCCTAGTATCTTAGAATCTTTTGGCATTAAGCCATTATCTAATAACTCTTTTTCTAATTTTTTAATCTGTTCTTGTCTTACTCTAGCCCACCTTGCATCTGAAATGACCCCAGTTGTTTTATCTATTGTTCTTCTTACTGCTTGATCAAAATCTCTTTCAACCATTGCTATTGCTACTTCTGGAGAAACACCCTTTTGCATTAATGCAGATGCGTCGTGAATAATTGATCTATATTTGAAATCTTGATTGTAATTATTTTGAGACCATCTTGCAACAACCCCTTTAAGTCCTGACATGCTATTAGATGTTGGAAGAGTTCTTGTCAGCCTTCCACCTCTAATATGATTCATTCCTCCCGTGTTCCCTGGACCTCCATTTAGTTGCATCATTAAATCCATATTTGGCTTAGCAATTCTTGCTGGAATTACAGCTTCTCCAGGAGTTAGTACTACTGGGATCATTCCTCCAGTGTTTCTAAATGTTGGTGTGCCGCCAAGTAGCTTGCTAATTGTTGGCATATTTCTTTCTGTTGCAGCCTTATTAATTACAAATGATTCAGGCTCTGCCAACGTGTGGTACGTATCTGTATTGCCTGTGCCTGGTACTATTCCGCCTTTATTTAATTTACGTGTTGTTTGAATGTTATAGCCAGCTCCAGATGTTCTAACTCCGCCTAGGGCTCTTGCAATCCTATCTACTAAGGTTTTGGTTTCTCCCTTATGGAACATTTCCTTCATATTTGATTTACCAGTTGTTGGATCAACTACAGGCTGTGAGGTTAATGGAACCATTGTTAAATTAGCAGTTCTTCCCATTGTGGCGGCAGTCATTGCTGTAGTTTCTGCAAGCATCGCCTCAACGGTTGCATTTAATTGAATTATCTTTGCTCTTGCTTGTTCTACTGTAATTTTATTTGCTTGAACTTCAGCCACAATTGCTCTTACTTCCTGTGCTGCAAGATCTGTAATTTCGCTAAACTGAGGAAGTAATGCTTGATAAGATTCAGACAAACTTGCAGTTACTGTTCCCGTTGCTTTAACTTCCGCCTTTAATACTTTTATTTCTGCCTCTGACTGCATTGCTATTGCTGCTGTCATTGCATGCCATTTAGCTGCCTCTCCAGAAACAATTCCTGTTGATATATTATTTATAGATGTCAGACCAGGGATCTTTGGCATATCGTCTGTCATATAAGATTGAGGATTTTTTCCAATTCTTACATTTACTGGACGTGCTCCAGGAACTACTCCAAATATTGTTCCCATCTGTTGAGTTTGAGAAGGAATTAAGTGAGACATATCTCTTGAGTATGGCTTTCCTACATATTCATTATCCTTATCAACAATTCTTTGTCCTGGATTACCAGCGGCAATTACACTTCCTGCAACTGTAGAAATTCCTGGTTGTACTGCAACCTTAGCCGAATTTGCTTTTGCTTCAAGTGTGTCAAATGATGCTGCAAGTGTATTAACTGCATTTGTTAAAATAACAGTAGCTTCTGTATCACTATAAAATGTTGCTGCTAATCCTTTTGCTGCGGCATCTGCTGCAACAATTTCAGGTGTTAGTAATCTAAATCCTTGTCCGCCTTTTACTAATTGCCTTATATGGAAAATTCCCTTAATTACATATCCTATAAAGTTGCCCATAACACCAGTCAACATAATAAGTGGTCCCGCAATGGCAGTTATTCCACCAAGAGCATTAAGGAATGACTTTACTGGCTGAGGAAGTTTTTGAAAAAATTTAATAATTCCATCTACTACTTCTAATACCTTTGTGCTTATTACTAAAAATTGATTTCCTACTGCTGCAAGGTCCGCTTGAACTGATGCAAGCGCTCTCTTAAATTTACCAGAAGCAGACTCTGTCATCATTCCTAATTCTCGTGATGAAATGTTTGCAAGATCTGAAGCGCTTGCTTTCATCAAATCCATTACCTGAAGAGTTTGAGATCCTTCTTTGCCTAGATTTTCAAACAAGGCAGACATTCTTGCATACTGGAATTTTCCAAATAATTGTTCAATTGCTCTAGACTTGCTTAATGGGTCTAAAGTATCTAGGGCTGATTGTAATCCAACTATTGTTGCTGTTAAATTACCAGCATTCTGTGTAACAATTTGATCAATATTTATTCCAAATCCAGTAAACATTTCCTTTGCAACTTTAGTTGGGTTAATAAGGGAAGCCATTGCTGACTTGATTGCGTTAGCACCTTCTGATGCGTTTACTCCGCCTTCTTTCATTGCAGTTAAATACAATGCTAAATCTTTTACATCTCCACCTAAAGACTTTACAACAGGGCCTGCTTTAGGGATTGCTTCAACTAAATCTTGTAGAGAAGTGGATGTCTGGTTTTCAACAGCGTTAAGAAAGTCAATAGATTGAGTTAATTCATCTGTGCTTGATTTAAATGCATTTTGAATAGCAAGAGTTGCTTTCATTGCTTCTTGTCTATCAACTTCGCCAAGGATTGCAAGTCTGCTTGTTTGTCTTGTTGCCTCTAGTAGTTCATTTCCTTCTTGACCAGTTGCCGCTAAATCTGCTGCAAGAGCAATTGTTTCTTTATATGCGATTCCATATGATCCTGCAATTTCTCTTGCTGTATCTGAAACGTCTTTTCTTACTTTTGCAAGCTCTGAAGCAGATGTTGCTGATAACCCACCATAAACCTTTTGAAGTCTTACAAGTTCTTGGTCTGCTTCTCTAAATGCTTTTTGTGCCGCTGCTCCAAATGCAACTAGGGGAACTGTTAATCCTACTGTTAACTGACGGCCTGCCCACTGAGTATTTTTACCCCAGTTAATTAACTGATTAGATCCATCAAGCATTACCTTGTTCATGATGGCAGCTTCTTGTCTAGCAATTGCCATCTTGTTCTTTACTTCGTCAAGTCCTTTTGCAACCATTACGTTGTATTGCATTAGACCTTGTGCATTTTTGCCTATAGGTTGGATTATTGCTTGCTCAAGCATTACTTGCTGTTTAGCAAGATCTTTAATTAGTGTGCTTGTTTTCTTTGTATGACCACTCCAGGCATTATAGTAGTCGTTAAGCTTTAATCTACCTCTATCTAAATTTTTACCAAACTTCTCTACATCTGATGTGAGGGATACAAAGTGTTGAGAAAATTGCCCTGTTGAAGTAAGCGTTGTTGCAAACGCCTTATTCATTACCGCAATTTGCTGTGCAAGTTTGGCGTTAGTGCCTGCAGTTGTTTCTTGTAATTTTAAGAGTTGGGCAGTAACCGCAGCTAGCTGAGTTCTTAAACTCGTGAAGTCTGCGTTGGCGGTAATATTGGTCGTGATTAAATTATCTGCCATGTGTTTATTTTACTCTTTAAAGTATCCTAATCCTGCTCCGATTCCAAACCCTGCTTCCGATGCAAATGAGCCTTGTAAAGAAACAACATCATCTGCTGATGTATTTATTCCCATTGCTCTGCGTTTGATATCTTCGAAGGAAGATCCCCCTTCATTGTTACTGCTTTCATTTAACTCAACGCCTTGAATCGAAGCCAGGAATTTCCTTTTTTCTGATTCAGTTTTTTGCATTGACTTAAAAGTCTGGACCATCTCTGGCATTGAAAGATTATCTTCTAGTTCTTCGTAATTTTTCCAATTACCTAAAAGAAATACTTCCCCTTCTAAAGCGGCTAGATCTAGTTCTGACCAGCCAGTACTGCTGCCGCTAGTAGGTTTGGGTCGTCCATCTTAATTCCTCCGCAAACTTCTAGAATGCGATTGATAGTTGGAACGTCAAGTGTGTCTTCAAATGCGTCTTTGTCTGCTACGAGATCTGGAAGCTGCTTCTTTAATGCTACCCCGCATGCCTCGATAAGAATGGTTAATGTCTCATCTTCTGATGTTACTTCTTGTGTTTTCTGAATGACCTTCATAAACTCACGAAGCTCTTTAATTGTTAAAGGCTTAAGCTTTACTACTGAGCCATTTTGTAGTTGAATCTCTTCTACATCATATACTGTTGTTGCCATTTAATCCTCCTAGGATCTAGTCTTAATTATTGTATCATATTCAAAATACCAGAGCAATAGAAAACCCCCCAATTACTTGGGGGGCTCTATTAATTAATTTATATTAATTATACTGTTAGAACACGGTCTACGATAAATCCGTATTCCTGACCAATCTTTGCACCGTCTGGAAGCAGACGGAATGTGACTGGGAATGTTGATGCTGCGTTACGAGCCAAAGAGAACTGTGACTGTTGTACAGAAAGAACACGACGTGCATAATATACACGCTCAGTTGCTGTTGCTTCTGAAGTTGGTGCGTTACCAACTGCAATTAGCTGACGCTCTGTTGGGGCTTCTCCGAGTGCTCCTCCAGCAAGACCGAGCTTGTCGGTTGCTGTAAGACCTGTTCCTGTAGAAGCAAGTGTTGATGAACGCTGTCCGAATACTGCTAGAACGTTCTCAAGAGTACCTTCTGCCATTTCTGTTGCGATCATAACTTCCATTGACTCCTTGAAAAGCTTTGCTGTATCAAGAAGCTGATCCACTGTTACTGAACCGTATGATGGGTTGTAAGTAATCTGAAGACCGTTATTTGTATAACCTACGTTTCTGTAGTAGAAATCTGGTGTAGTTGTTGTTGTAACGCCATTTAGTGTTGTAGTGTAAGATACACCCTCAGCAAAAGCTGCTCCTGCGGCTACTGTTCCCGCTTCGGCATTTTCTACGTAGTCTGCATCTGTTACGTCAACATTTGAAATAAACAGTGGTGAAGCACCAACTAGAATATTCTTTGCATTACCTGCAATTTGTGTTGCCATGTTGTTAAACCTCCATTAAATAAATATATATATTGACTTACTTTAAATCAAGCTGGCTAGGCTCATTTCCTCTTAGTCCAATTTTACTGGAATAAACCTTTAAAAGCAACTAAGCAAATCTGCCTACCCCATCTGTAACCCTAGAATACTTGACCTCTAGTATTACGTCTGTTGACAGGAACCCCTGAATCTCTGTAGAGGGGTCAATTGGGGATGTTTCAACTATATGGATACTGTGAAAAATTAACTTATCTGTTCCCCTTGAGGAATTTACATCTTTGGCAGATTCGTCCATTCTTCTAAATAGGTCTACCATGAGGTTTCTCATTTCATAAATTTCTGTAATATCAGTCGAATAAAGAGTAAACAAAACCTTTTCACAGCATATTAGCCAGTTCTCTTCATAAGACATTCCTATTTTGTCATAGACAATATGCTTCTTGCCATTTAAAAACTGATCCATTTCTGGTAACTGCTGAACTGGCATAATAGGAATAATTTCTGAGCCGAGATTATCTGAGTAGTAGTCCTCTTGATCAAATAGATTATGCTCTTTTAATTTATTCCAGAGGAACTTACGCAACTCAAACATTGCATCTATTTTATAATCTACGGTCATAGCGATCCTCCAAATGATGCGCTTAGAGCTGCATCTGCCTGCATTCTTATTTTACCAGGGCTGAAGCTATATTGCACTTTTCTAATATTAAGTGGTACTCCTAATGCTTTTAGCATTTTGCTATTAAATATTCTTTGGAATCCTGATGATTTAATTGAAGAATTTACTAGCTGCCCTCCAAAAAATCTTCCGAACGTTATTGAAAATTGATTTGTTGCTGACTTTCCTCCAGGCCTCTTGACGGTTACTGAGGTACCTTTAGGCATAAAGACTGTTCTACCATCTAATTCAAATACTAAGCGCTCTGCTGACCTTGGGCGGATTATGACGGGCATTCCTTCCTCCATCACGGAAGCTTTATTTTCAAAAACATATCTCTTCTTTTGTTTTTTATTTTTAGAAGGAACGGAAGATTTTGATACTTTAAAATCACGTCCTACTCTAAATGATAATCCACCAGTATCTATTAAGTGTAATCTAAAAAGTCTGAATGATGGGTTTCCAGTTTTATTCCATTCGTAAACATGGTGCAATGAATTTGGTTTTGTTCTTGCTTGAGCGTCTACATATTGACCAAAATCTTTTTCTATCTGATTAAATATTGTATTTTTAAACAAACTTTTAAACTCAGCATTAGTTGTTAGTTTAGACAAAACAGATGATTGATAATATAAAAAAGCAGACACTTGTGCAACCGTGCTATCTTTTAAAACACCTGGGGCCGAGCCAGCCATTAATCTTTCTAGACCGCTGGCAGTTTGAATTAATGCTGTGCTACTGTCCAATTACCTGGTTCTCCGATCTTTTAACGGTTGTATTGTATCCAACAACACCGCCAAAAGGTTCTGTCATTGGGGTAACGCCAACTACCTCAAATACAGTTGGAGTATTTGTTGGAAAGTTTATCTCTTCCCATACAATTGTTCCATCTAAATGTCTTACGTTTGTAATCTTTTCGGAAAAAATTATTTTTGATGTAGTTCTTAGTTGAAGTATTTGCTCATTAATATATTTATTTGAAAAGGTTTGCTTATCTCCAGATCTACTGGATGTGGAATTGCTAACTACTCCTTTGGCGCTACATGGTATAGTTCTATTAAATTGCCACTCTTTTTTTAATGCGCCTGTTGATTCATCCTGAGACTCATATTGGCGATATATATCAATAAGCATTGGTAGAACAGAATCAACAAGATCGTACATTATATAATTACCATTTGATTGATAACATATGAAGACAATAGCTGGTCAGCATAAAGATTGCCTGTTCCAGACGATGATTCAGAGTTATAATCAAAGCTCCAGTCAAATGTTTTAATAGACTTAACATACTTATTTCTCCAGACTTTATCCTTTGAGAAATAGTCTTTCATTAATTCGATTGCTGCAAGTTCTACCTCATCTGGAACTTGTGGCCAGCCATATAGTCCAGAAACAATATATGATGAGTCTTTGTAAAAAGCTCCATTACTTGGATTGCTTAGACTTGGTGGGACTAATCCATTTGCAGTGTATACAGTATTATCGAGCATGTTTGCTCTATTAACTTTTAAACCGTATCCGCTTGGAGTTAATTCTATGTCATAGTTCCAGTTATTTACTCCATGTATATCAAATAAAAGAATATCGTTTTGATATAACTCGTGAAGCTCATATAGTTTATATGGCAATGGTAGCAAATCAGAACCGCTACCATAAACTGTATTAGTGTCGTTGTACAGATAAAATTGCTGACCTGTATAATTTTCTATTACTTTACGTGCATACCTTTCAGCAGCAGCAACTTCATCCCAATTTTTATAATTAGGATCTGATGGATCTGCGCCAAGGCCCAAGCTATAAATTGCTTGAGATAAATCAACATAAGGCTTTACAACAAAGACTTTGTGTTCTTTTGTAACGGGTTCACCGTCAACTTCATACTCCCAAACAAATAGAAGAGATTTAGTCATTTTTGTTATTGAAAAAGGAACATATACCTCATAAACACCGATGTCAGTTTCGCATCTTGTTGCTTCCGTTTCGTAAACAATTTGCTCTGGGTCATAAGGATCATGGTCTGGTAAAACTGGGTCGTCATGATATATGCCATATACCGTTACATTTGGTAGGCTATCTGAATCCCTAACTTCTCCACGCCAAAAAACTTTATGCTTTACTGGTGCGTTTGTGTTTAATAAAATCTCTGCCATTTTATTAGCTTAGATTAGTTGTAATACTCCTGAACTTCCTTGGGAGTTGCTAATCTAAAGCCCTCCTCCTTATCAAAAATTTCTTGAGCATTTTCTTCTGTCATTGCAATAAAAGGGTGCTCTTTTGTAAATGTAAATCCAATGATATCGTATCTAAAGTTATCTCTAGTCATTCTAACTAGCACGGTATCTTCTGGCTGTGCGTCTGGGTTAAATCGAGGAAGTATTTCTTCTGTCTCGGCAAACTCTTCTGCTGCTTCTTCAATATCTTTAATAGTCTTTTGGTATACAGACCATGTGACTCCCTCTTCTGCAAGGGCGGCAATGATGTCTGCCTTACTCTTTAATCCATCAGTGTCAACTGCAAAGTCCTCTGCAACCGCTCTGAGTTCTGCTACTTTCAATGTCTCAAATGACATATTTTCTCCTTTGTTAGGTTATTCAATTATAGCATTGTTAAATTAAAATGAAAAGCCCCCAAAATTAATTGGGGGCCTTTCGAGGGTTTTATCTTAAATTAATTAAGAAGCAACCTTAACGTTCTTTACAACTACCCAAGCGTCTGCCTGCTCGATCTGAACGCCAACACGAGTATACATTGTGTACTCAATTGAGTCCTTACGTGGCCAGAAGAATCTATAAACAGTTACGTCACGCTTGATTCCAATAACTACGTTATTTGGGAATGACAAGTGGATGTCTCCGTGTGATCCTGATGGGGTTGCGTATGTACCAGTTTGTGTCTCATTAAGAAGTGGAACTTCAACAATCGGAATACCGAATGCGAATGGTGCCACATATCCTGCTGGTCCACCTAGTGGTGCGACTCCGCCACGGATAACGCTTGATGCGATATCTTGTGGAATTGTCTGGTTTGTTCCAATGCTGTTAGCATATAGGAAATCCTGAATCAAGTTTGATCCAGCAAGGAAGCGAAGGTCTCCACGACGTTGCTTGTACTTACGTGGCATAGCCTTAAGTGCCTTGTTGAATACTTCACGAGATACTGCTGCACCAGCTGCGTCTACGACGTGTCCTGATGCCTTTGCCTTCTTTACAACGCCATCAAATGACTTGTAAAGAGCATCTCCTGAAAGTGATGTATCACCATTAAGGATTACA